CTTTTACACGGTCTTCGTTTAGTGCCTTTCTTTCTTCATGAAATTCTTCAATTTCAGTTGAAAGACTTTCTGTTAACATCTTGTCGAGGGCTTCTACCATCACGCTACGATCATGTTCGTAACGCTGTGCAAATTCTTCACGGAGCTCTGCACGGACTTGATCTTTGGCTTCATTCAATTTTGATTCCCACAACTTATTGATTTCGTTGCCGACATCTTCATTGATTAATCCGCTGTCAAGTAATGGTTTGATAGCATCTAACATGCTCTTATCCTCTTATTTGATTTTTAGTTCCTTAATGAGGCGTTTTACTTCCTCACCTAAGTAACTCTGTACCTTCTTGTCGCCCCTTGCTTCTCTAGCGATATCTAAAACTTTATGACCATGCTTCATATTCATGAGGCTTTCGTATATTGCTTTAGGATATGCGTTAGGTGCGCTTGGTTGTGCGACTATATCAACAGTGATTATTTCAAAATCACTTACCTTGCCGTCCATGTCGTTTACATTACCTGATCCACGACTTGAAACGCCTAGTTTTACACCACTCTCCAACATAGTACGGACTAATTGTCCCATTGGAGTTGGTAGAATCTTTAATTTGCCGAATCCATTAGCACCGTCCATCCACATACTTGTTATCATGTGGCTAACACGGTCTAGGTTGATCTTTAAATCATCTGGGTGATCGACTTCACCCAATACACTGTAACCTTCGGTGATTTGCTTGTTTAACGTTTCTACAGCATTTTCAATTTCATTAACGGGGTAAACACGCTCATTTGCGTTCTTTACCCCGCCCTGAATAAAGATACCCTTCATATAGAGGGTCTTTAAGTCGCTGCCCTGTTCACTAACAGATTCAACGACCATGTTTGCTCTATCAAACGTTAAGTGTTCCTTAAGATACAAAGCCATTGTTCTCCAGGTTACCCTTATTAGCCCTTAGCAACTGGGCTTTTGTTGTTAACACCACTAGCCTGTGATGTTACTGCCTTTGGTGCTGACTTTAGGTCAGGTGCCTTCTTCTTACCTGGTGTGTTAGCAACATCACCAATCAAGGAACCTTCCTTCTTGCTGTACTCATTTGATGGGCCTTTTGGACCAGTTGGTACAGTTTCGTTGCCCTTTGACATGACTGGCTTTGCTGCCATTCCTGCTGCGCCTGCGTTTGCTGCTACTGGGCTCTTTTTCTGTGCGCCATCATCGCCATGAGTTACAGATACTTTCTGAAGTTGTACTGCTTCTGCTACGAGCTCTTCAGAAACTTCTTCTGCGTCTGCTGCGGCATCATCTGCTGCCATGTCAGCATCATCTGCTGCCATATCAGCGTCATCGGCTGCTACATCCATATCGCCAGCCATTTCTTTTTCAAATTCTGCCATTAATTGGTCTAGTTTATCTTCTAGATCAACAACGCGATCTTCGAGGTCACCCATTTCGCCTTCTTCGCCGGCTTCTTCTTCGTCGCCTGCTTCTAGGTCGAATACTTCTTCCTCATCTTCCCCTTCAACCATTCCTGATTGTTCAGCCTTTACTTCGTCAGCAAGATCGCCTACTTCGCCAACCATTGCTTCGTCCATATCATCCATTGATTCTTCAACGGCTTCTGCGGATTCATCAACAGCTTCTTCTGCGCTTTCGACTACTTCTTCATCCATGATTGATTCATAGATTTCGCGTGACTTTTCTACGACGATTTCGTGGAATAATTCGCGTGCCTTTTCATTTTGCTCATTGATTACTAGGTCAATGAGTTGTTCAAATTTCTTATTTTCCATTTGATATTCTCCTGGTGTAAAATGGCTTTGTAAAGTTATTTATATAGCGCATACAAAAACTACGCTATAAGTGCATATTTTTAACACTTTTACTAATAATATATGAAAAATTGGGTATTAAGGTGTGCCTGTAGGAGCCTGAGTCTGTGATTGACCATATTGTTCGCGTACTTTCTTTACATGTTCTTTCTGTTCAAAGTTGCGAACATCTAGCATTCTTCTTAATTTTCTAATTTGTTTTAATGTAAGTTTGGTCTTTCTTGATGTTCTGTATACAGGTTGGCTATTGTCTGCTGCAATATCCTGATAACCTGCTACTGGGGGATCGAACATCTCTAATAGTTTCATAGTTATGTATTTATCAAATTAAAATGTAATAGATCCAGAACCGGTAAAAGTATAAATTTTATATCCACCAGTTATTGTTAAAGTAGGACTGCCTGTAGTGCTTACTGCGTTACCGTAATTGTCGGGATAGCGAATAATACATACACCGCTTCCGCCGTTACCGCCAGTACCAGCACCATATGCTATTCCACCTCCGCCGCCACCTTTATTTGCTGTACCTGCTACTCCGGTACCAGCACCGCCGCCACCATTTCCGCCTGTACCTGCTGTGCCACCACTTGCAGGACCACCGCCACCGCCACCTGAATAATAAGTTGCTGTGCCTGATATACTATATTCTAATCCAACACCACCGTTACCGCCAGTAGTCCCACTTCCATCTGCTCCTACTGCGCCTGCTCCTCCACCACCTCCGCTTGGAAATTGACCGTTTTCAATACCAGTACCCCCATCATAGCCTTGTCGTGCTTGATTTAAATATGTACTACCTGGATACACTCCTTTACCACCTGGACGATTGCCGCCGTATGGACCGCCACCGCCACCGCTACCCCCATTTCCACCTGTTGCGTTAGTGGCATCACCGTGAACACCACCTGCGCCACCGCCTATCGATGTGACTGTACTAAATCCAGTACCTGTAATAGATGAATTTGCTGCTTGTGCTCCTCTAGTTCCTGATGATGAGGATGTACCTGTTGCTCCGGCACCAATTGTAATTGTATATGTTGTGCTTCCGGTAATACTAACTCCGGTCGCGTAGAGTAAACCAGCAGCTCCGCCGCCACCGCGTCCGCCACCACCACCACCTGCAAGCAATAGATAGTCAATAGTAGGAGGTGTTGGTGTGGGGGCGATAATTTGAAATCCGCCACCTGTAATAGTCATTCCGCCTAATACCATTCCCATAATTATTGTCCTAGTATGTTAAAAACGGTCCTGCTGGTACCGTAAAGTTGCTTGTGTAACGGGCGATCCCCCTTGTTAATCTTGCATCATCTATATACCCATTAAAATGATAACTTGTAGTATGTGCATCATTACCTAAATTTAAACGACTTGGTGTGCCTGCATGAACTGGATTTAAACTAGTTGATACAGTAGCACTTGCAACCTGTGTTCCGTCTACAAATAATCTTGCTGTAGAGGATGCTCTAGTAACAGCAATATGGTACCATTGACCTGTAGTAATTCTACTACCATTGCTATCTTGCAAAACTGTTGTACCATCAACTTGAAAGGCTATTGATGTACCTGATTGACGCCAAAATAAAGCCCAACGACCTGCTGCGGTTGAACTACCGGACCCCCTCTCAAATATATACCTGTCAGTAGATAAAGCACTAAAATAAACCCAGCATTCAATAGTAAAATCGCCTGTACCTAAATCATATAGTTGTGCGTTATTTGCGCTTGCAGGTAGATTTGCAGGGAATCCTGGAAAATAGATACTACTACCTCCCCATTTGCTTTGTGTTGTACTTGTGACTGTGTTACCTACTGATTCAAAAGTATTTTTTGATGTGGCATCAATAATTTGACCATTAGTGTAGTTAACTAATCCTATAACATTTGCCGCTACAGCACCCTGAGATGTAGTAGTTAATGGAGCAGTCGGTGGTGTAAATATTTGTGTATTAAGTGTTGTTGAACTTGTTTGATAATCAGTAGGTATAGAACCTTTTATATATCTTGATTGAGATTGATAACATGCATCGCCTGTAAAATTGATACCGCCATTGATACCGACTGCTCTTCCGTCAGTATTTACCTGCACATTTGTAGTAGAAGTACCTGTTAGTTCGCCGTTCACAAAATATCTTAAACGACCACCTGAGTCGCGTGTAAGTACGCAATGATTCCATGCACCAACTGTTGGATTTTTATTAGAAGTTACCCCGCCGCCGCCACCGCCGCCAGAGTAAACATATAATCCACTTGAAGTAAAATAAAAACCATCTGCGACTGCTGCCTGGTGTGCTGACCAAAAATGTATACCGTTCGGAAATGCTGCTGGAGGGTAGACCCAAGTTTCCATACAAAACGGTGTGCCTGTGCCGCAATCGAATGCACTCTGTGCGCCAAACGATAGCCAGTCACCGCTGCCATCAAAATAACCACTGCCACCTACAGTGCTTGTAGAATATGAACTTGTAGGATTAAATGGACTAAATGATTGTACTGAAGTGCTACCGTTTTGTGTAACAACGAAATTATTAGTACTATTATCAATAAAACGATTATTTTGACAAGTTAATAGTTGAGTATTTGCTATTGCAGTAAGCGGGGAAGTCGGTGGTGTAAAGGCTGAAGTATAAACAGCAGTACCTTTTACTATTCTGAAATTAGAAATATATCCTGTTAATCCACGCAACGCTGTATATGCTGTTCTAAAAATTGTTAGCGTAGCAGTAGTTGAAAAGTTGGTTGAATTGGCTGCAGAGTTATCTAATACCCCATTTATGTAAAATTTTAAAGTACCACTCTGTCTTAGACAAACTAAATGTACCCATTGATCTTTTGGAATAGCATTAGTACCGTTTAAAAGAACAGTATTCCAATTAGACAATGCCATTCTTTGTGTTGTAGCACTTATGCCCCAGCCCCAAGTCGCATCGTCACTTGAAACATTATTTCCGCAAATATTATTTGTAACTGCGTCATATTGAACTGAGGAATAATATAGCCAACACTCAATAGTAAAATCTCCGGTGCCAAAAGCCCATGCAGCGTTAGAAGGAAGTGACAAATAATCAGATCCGTTACCGCTACTATAATTACCCCAACCTGTTTGGCTGTATGGGCTAAATGTTCCTTGAGTAGTATTACCATTTCTTGTAATAGTGAAACTATTTGTACTTCCATCTAGAAATGTATTATTATTTCCGTTATTAGTACCATTACCGGGTAATAACAATGTAGTATATTCAAAATAAGGATCGAATGGCTGTGAAACTGATAGTCCAGAACCTAAAGTTATACCACCCGTAATTGTCAAACCCATGAGAAATACCTCAGATATATTTATCTACATAAAGTTTACGGAGTGTAATATTAGGCTGTTGGGCCGGGTGCAGCAGGAACTCCAGCACCTGCTGGAGGTGCGGGTACATTAGCACCTGCTCCGCCTGCTACCGGGCCAGCGGCTTCTGGGCCTAATTCTGGTTCAGTTTCTTGATCTTCTAATTCATCGGCTGTGGTTTGATCAGATTCAATATCGCTTACGCTGACGCCTATGCTGCGCAAGTCGCTGCCCTTAGGCTGTTCAAGTGTATCTTTACCATTTTCTTCGCGCCACAACTTCTCGTTCTTGTTGATTTCTTCTTCAGTTAAGCCTAAAAATCTTTCTAGTGCAAAACGCTTACTGACATATGGAAATGCTTCCATACTTGCAAAGGTTTGAACTCTTGCAGTATCTAATTCACTTTGACGATATGCAGCGAAATTCTGCGGTGGATTAAATGTTAGATGGAATAGTCCGCTATTAATACTAAATCCACGCCAGCGCAAGAACAACTTGAATTCTTCATCAAGTTTCATGGCGATATAACTCTGTAATCTTTCGCAATATTGGTTGAAACGAAATTCTTGAATCATTGCTGTACCAACACGACCATCACTTAATGGTGTTGTGTTATCATCTGGTCCAGTTGGTAGATAACTACTCGGCACGCGCAAGCCGCGTGCAAGTCTATTATTGAAATACTTGAGGTCGTCAATCTCACCTAAATTTTGACCTCCTGGCAATACTTCTACGCTTGATCCGCGACCGTCTGCGGTGACTGGGAAGAAGTAATCTTCGTTCATGCTCAATGGATTATAAGTCGCATCTACGATTGATTGACCACCATACAAACTTGGAATTCTGCGTTGGTGTATTTCATTCTTAATTCTTTCAACAAATGCCATAGCCATATGACTTGGCATGTTACCAACATCAATCTTGAACATTCTGCGTTCTGGTGCACGTTGTACACGATAGATTAATACAGCATCTTCAAGCAATTCTTTTTGTTTATAAACTTTAAAAATGTTTTCTAATATTGACTGACCAAAAGGCCAAAAACGGTCAAGACCTTCGGTTAAACTTAAATGCAATATGTGTTTCGCATCGATAGCACTTTCACTTTGACCTAAAGTAAAACGGCTACCAGATGTATTGTATGGCATTGCAGGGACAGTATATGGGGTGTTTGTGCCACCACCAGTACCACCTAATCCAGTTGCAGGATTTGCTGCAAAGTCAGTATTGGTCTTTTGAGCAACTGATAGATTCTGTAAATTAATGTTCAAATCTTTTAATACATATTGTTCTGGAAGTTTGCCTTCACTTTCATTTACAATGACCTTGATGACCTTTACCATATCTACCCAATATAGTTTAAAGTTTTCAGGGTCACGAACAAACACTTGATCACCGTATTTTATAACATTACGGAATATTTTAAAAATTCTGTTATCGAATTGATTTAATTTACACCACTGTTGTAATTGTTCTTTTAATATATGAATTTCATGCGGAGTTGGATCTTCCAAGAAATTTAAATTAAATGGTGTATGATTATGTTCATTTTTCTGTGTACTGAATTCTGCAATGATGTCCAAACAAGCATTGATTTCAGCATCAACATCCATCATTTCATATTGATTATAGCGTTCAATACGATTAGGATGCCCTGTATAAACTTCAGGTAGTCTTGACATATAATTTCTATATGCAAAACTATCGTTGTTATAATTAACCGTAGATGTATTATTCCAGCCACCAGCATTACTATTGCTGCCTGAAATAGGACTAGAAATACCCGATTTGTTTACAAACTTCTTAGTATAGGGCATGTTATAAGACTCTTAATTATTTAGCGTCAGTTTATTGTTTGACGCAATATCTTTTCTTGTATGCTATTGCTGTCACCCAATCTATCAATCATACTGTCTAGTTTGGATGAAAGCATGTTCATCATATCATAATTGATTCTAGACATGTCTTGCAATGCTCTGTCCGAAGTATTTGTGCTGCCGCCAAGTGTTGAAGTTATCATTTCTGATATATTTTTACTGGTTTGAGCAGGAGTTTGTGCTAGTTTTTCAAGAATGCTATTAGGTGTTAGTGGGCTAATTAATTCAGTACCGTGAAGTGTAGCAGGATAACCAGATTCTGGACCTTTTACTAATCCGCCGTCTCTTGCTTCTATAATTGATCCTGGCTTAAAGCCTTCAACTTGATTTATAGCACCCAAAAATGATTGTCGTTGTGCTCCAGTTAGAGTTGATAATATAGTGCTTGGTGATGACTGTGTGGCGCTTGCTACAGTTCTAATATACATTTCTGTATTATTTTCATTAGGTGGTGCATATTTTGAAATAGCCTGAGCAATGCTTAAATCTTTATATGCATTACCAAATAACAAATCTTCTTTAGCCTGCATACCTTGCTGTAAAGTTGGGAATACAGCAAATCTGCCGTCTGTTCCTAATGCGCCTTTACTTTTAGCATATCGACCAAATTCTAAGTTGCCTGGGTTATTATTTCTCCAATTGCGTACACCCTTTCTAATTTGTTTTTTACCGTCAATAACTGCAACTGTAGTATATCCAGGACCTGCGCCCAATACATTAACGATTTCCTTGTCAGTGCCGGGTTTAGCATTTGCAAAACTACCTGCAGGAACTCCAGGAGCAGTAGTAGCAGGAGATCTGCCTGAAGATTCTGAGCCTCCTTGAGTACCGTCTTGTCTGCCTCCACTTGCAGCAAGCGTTTGTCCTGCCCCACCTTGCTGCGTCGGCGCTCCTGCAGGTGCACCGTCACCAAATAATGCGGCTCTTGTGTCTGCTACTCGTCTTTCTTCTTTTACAGATTTTAATTTTTCTGCTTGCGCTGCTTGTGTTTTATTTCTTTCAGCAACAACAGGTCTTAGTGCGTTGTTGTAGTTAATAATCGATTTATTAATTTCGGATAATAAGGTTTCCGTTTCGTTGTCTAACTCGCCTCTTTCGTCAAGTATGTCCTTAATTTTATTTCTTACTTTTAAATCACCATGTATCATTGCCTCATTATAAAGGGCAATCAATTCATCTTTTTTAGTAATTGCTTTGTTGGTTAAATCTTGCTCAACACCATCTAGTAATGTTCTCTTTCCTGCACCCTTATCCTTATCTACTATTCTAGCATAAGTTCCCTTTATACCTTCAGCCGTAGAATCTAGTGCTTGTTCACCTGCCATTACAGGCTTAAATGTCTTTAAATATTCTTGATATTGTTGTTCTAATGTAGCATCTGATACAGCAGCAGTGGTTGTGCCTCTACCTCTACT